GAACACGCCGACCACGAGGAGGCAGTCAGGTTGCTCGCCGATGCTGGATTTGTGTGCCCGTTCAACAGCCTGCCGGTCGGACTGTTGAGGATGCTGAAAGCGTTCGAGAATCAGGTGAGAGGCGCAGCCTGATCGTGCCTGAGCCGGGCTTTGTCGCCGTGATCCTGTTCAATCGCCTGTTCGGGTTTTGGGCCGACCCGGAGTGGCGGGAATACGCGCCATGAAAGCGCAGAGCGCCCGCGCTTTCGCCGCCGGTCTGCGCCATGCGGCCAACGGGCAGGCAGCGCGCTGGCGTGAGTGCTGGTGCTGCAAAGTCATCGTCCAGCAAGGGCGGGCGGCTGTGCTGGCTTATGCCCAGGCGACCTACCGCGACGAGGATACCGTCTATCGCATGGCCCAGGCCGCCCGCGCCGTGCTCGCGCTTTCCGTAACGTTGCGGGAAATGCAGTTTGCCACGCCAAAAATCCGCGCCGCTGTGTTGGCGGCCTTCCGGCAGGCGCGCCGGGAATTGCCCTATACCCATTTCGGCGTGGCGGCGCGGCGGCTGGCTCAGGCTGAAACGACGCTAGCGATCGTGGCCGATCTGGAAACCGCCGCCGAGACGGGCGCGGGCGTGCGCTCTTATGCGGGTCATACAGCGCCGTCTCACTCAATCATCCTGCCGCTGTGGACGGCGGCGACCATCGCGGAGTATCTGCCACGCGCCAACGGCGCGCGCTTCGTCGTCCTGGAAGGCGCGGAGTGGGCGGACGTGGAGCGGGTCACGGTCAAAGCGGAGACGAAACGATGACGATTCTTTACTCAGTCATCCTGGCTGACCCGCCTTGGCGCTTTGATGTTTGGTCTGAAAATATCGGCCCGAACGGACGTTCACCGGACAAACATTATTCAACGATGACCATAGAAGAAATTTGCGCACTTAATATTTCTGCCTTGCTCAAGCCTAACGCGGCGCTATTTTTATGGTCTGTGTGGCCGCGCATTTTCGATGCCGAAAAAGTTATCAACGCCTGGGGCTTTGAGTACAAATCCCTGGCCTGGGTCTGGGTGAAACTAAATCCGTCCAGCATCGGCTTCCATTACGGGATGGGCTACTACACGCGCGCCAACTCTGAGCCGTGCCTATTGGCGACGCGTGGCAATCTCCCCAAGCCGAAAGCGCGCGACGTGCAAGCCCTGATTTGCTCGTCGGTGCGAGAGCATTCGCGCAAGCCAGACGAGCAATATGCCAAAATCGAGCGGCTATACCCGGACGGGCCATACCTGGAACTTTTCGCGCGGCGCAAGCGGCCCGGTTGGGATGCCCTGGGGAATGAGCTGGATGGGCGCGATATCCGGGAGGTGCTGAATGAACGCAGGTGAGCCGACCCGCTGCCGCTTCTGCGGCCAGCCGCGCCGGGCGCTGGACGACCACTACGCGACCTGCCCCCGGCTGGAAGCGTGCCTACCCATCCGCCGGACTCGAGTCCGGACTCGAGTCCGCGCCCAGCCGCCCGCGCCCAAGCCGCCGCCGGGCCTGGGTCGCGCTTACTCGCAGGCCCGCCACTGCCCCACCTGCGGCAAGTGGATCACCGATAAGGCCCGCGCCTGCAAGCGGCACATGACGCTGGTTCTTCGGCGCGGTGAGCCGCCCTGCGAGTCGAACCGTCAGAAGGGGCGCGGGCGGGCGGGCGCGCGCGAAATGAACAAAAAGCCCGTCCGGACGCGCAAGACGGAAACCGCGTCAGGGCAAATACCCCCCCTTCACGTTTTGTGAACGGCTCAAATTCAAACGCCAATGCCAAGACAGATTACCAGGACGCTTTCTGACGTGCGCGACGAAATTAGGGCAATGCGCCAAAACGGGGTTTTGCTGCGCGAGATAGCCAAATACTATGCAGACGGGGAATATCGCATCCCGTTGGGCACGCTCAGCCGCATTGACCACGACCCGAATTATGCACCCCATAAGCCCGTTATATTGAAGGCCCTGGGCCTGCCGGCGCTGGCCCCCGCACCCGTCTGCCCTGCCTGCGGCGTCATCCATCTGCGCCGCTGTCCGCGCCGACCCGCGCCGCCGGAGTGGGTTGATAAGGCCGCCGACTGGCTGGCGCAGCGGCAGAAGGAATATCATCATGGGTGATTTGATCTTATCAATTTTTCCAGGTATAGATTTGTTGGGCCGTGCTTTTGAATTGGAATGGCCCGATGCCTGCATCGTGCGCGGCCCCGACCTGCTCTGGGGCGGGGATATAAAGCAGTTCTACCCGCCGCCCGGAAAATTCGCGGGCGTCATCGGCGGGCCGCCATGCCAAGCGTTTTCAACTGTCAGCCGATTGCGAAATGGGCCGCGTGAAAATCTCATCCCGGAATTCGAGCGGTGCATAGCCGAAGCACAGCCGGATTGGTTTCTGATGGAAAATGTACGCGGTGCACCCCTGCCGATTATAGAGGGATATCAAGTCAAGGCCCTTCTGCTCAATAACCGCTGGCTGGGGGAGAAACAAAATCGCCTACGCCGTTTTTCGTTCGGTACGCCAGAGGGTTTGACTCTTGTTATTGACGCTGTGTCATTATTCGAGCATCCTGAATATGAATATTGTGTAACGGCTCACGATCACACGGGCGGCAACTGGGAGAATTCCAGGCGGGGCAAGGGCAGAAGCTGGAGACAGATGGCGGAACTGCAAGGATTGCCAGCCGAATTCAATTTGCCGTCATTTACGGTGAAAGGAAAAGGCATTGCTATTGGCAACGGCGTGCCGCTGCCGATGGGCCGCGCGGTCGCCAAAGCCGTCAGGCGCGCGCTCGAAAGCCGTCCTTCGGCTATCGCTCAGGATTACACCGCCTGGCGGCAAGCGCACGCCGGGGAACTGGCGGCGAGCGTGGCCTGGGCGGAGCAGGCCGCGTGATTATTCAGGCCAGTTTGCAATCCGCCCCCCGCACCCACAACTCCTTCGGCGGCCCATTGACACAGACCCACTCGCCCACGATCGGCGCGCCCTGCGCTGGCTCGGCGACCGTCATCGGCGGATAGTCCAGGCTGATCGTCCGGTCGAGCGCCTGGCGGTTGGCGCGGTAGACCGGGATGCCGGCGCGCGCTGTGCGGATTTTGTCCCCCACTTTCAGCGCCGCCCACCAGGGGCGGCCCGATTCGATCATGGTCACGGCGGCTTTGGCCCGCTTTTCCAACTCCATGACGACGATAGCCAATTGAATCGATGGCTCTAAGGCCGCCACAATGCGTTCCTGCCCCTGGGCGCGGCACTCTTCGGCCAGCGCGCGGAGGGCGTCAGTCGTCAGGCCGGACAGGTCGAACTCGAGGCTCATCGCGGAGCGTCCTTTAGGATTTCGCCTTTGGCGCGCGGACTACGATGCGAAAATACTCTCCGCCTGGCTCGACTTCCGCGCTGACAATCTCCAGCGTGCGCGCAGGCAAGATGACCGACGTCGGCTCATCGGCTGGCGGCGGGGCATCCGGCGTCTCGACTTCCAGCCGCAGCGAGCGTATCCACATATTCATTGCCTGCACCGGCCATTGACCGCTCTTCGCAAACCACGCGCCGATGTAGAGCGTCGCCCGCCGCCCGGTTGCGTCCGCGCCGAGCGTGTAATCGCGCCACTGGTATTCTATCGGCACGTCGTCGGCCAGCACGCCCGCGACAAACAGATCGTCATTGCCCGCCGGATCAATCGCCACGACGAGCCGGTTGTTCACGCCGCTGTCGTGCGTGCGCGGTGGATTATCGCTCGCCCCGGTCTGGACGCAGGCTGAGACCGAGAGCGTCAGACGTTCGTCAGGGACGGTTTCAATGAAACGTCGCAGGACGACCAATGTTTCTTCGTTGCGTGAGCGCAAACGGAAAGCCATGTGCGGCGGCGGCCAATCCGGCGGCGGCGTGCTCCTGAGCGGCGCGTCGGGGTCAATCTCGCGCCAGGCGCTGCCGCCCTTGACCTGCACCATCAGCCAATTGTCGAGTATGGCTTGCGGGGTGAAGTCGGTGATAGTTTTCATTCTATTCCCATCCTTCGGCTAGCTCAGGACGCAGCCCCAACCGCCCGAAAGCGCGGACAGGGCGCAGTGGAACTGCTCATAAAGCTAGGCTAACTCATCGCCAAAGAATAACACCGATGCGGCGCTGACGGCGGCGTCCTGGCCGGTCTCACTCACCTTGTCAGCCTCACGCGCGACGCGATGTTCGTTTGCGAAAGCACGCGCACAATTGGCGACGGTTTTCATCAGGCCCTTAGACATTGAATGCGCCGCGGGTGCGGTCGTAGAGCGATAGGATCAAATCGTCCGGCAGGTTGGCGGCGCACAGGAATCCGGTCGCCATACGACCATCCCAATCCGCAATGGCATTTTGCGCCCCAAAATTCATGGGGCCAGAGCTGTCAAACAAGGTGGCCACAATGCTAGTCGTATTTCTGACAAACGTGCCATTGGTAAAAATTGTAATCTCGGTGCTGGGAATAAATCTACCAACGCAGAATATCCATTGGTTAGCCACAGTCGCGGCGGCTATGACTGTGTTATCTATATTAGTCCCATCATCGCTCACCCGAAACCTTAACGTCCCGACGGTATGCACAATATCCCAAGAGAATTGCCCCACGGCACCGCGTTTTGCCAACGCATGATAACTGAGAGAAAGCACGTCTAGCCATAGCCATACGCCGGCAGTCAATGCGCCCGTGATATCAAGGCCCGTCTCATCCGCGCGACTCAAGTATTGCGTCGTGCCGTTGAAGTCGTAATAATTAACGAAATTTCCATAGATAGCGCGCGGCGTCGCGGCGTTATTCGTCAACGTCCGTCCTTGTCCGCTCAGGTCGAGCGCGTTGCCCGATTCATTGACGCTACTCATCGGCCAGAAGCCGCGCAGCTCCGGCAGGGCCAGGAAAGGCGAAATCAGGTCAGGCGTGGGCGCGAAAAGCCGGCCTGGGGACAGCGCGAACATGGTCAAAAGGGCGGAATGGGCGGCAAGCCCACCGCCCCGCCTTCGGGCGGCGGCACAGGCGGCCCGCCCACCACCGCGCCCGGCTCTCCGCCGGGCGCAATCGGCGGCAGGCCGACTGCGATGAGTTGCGGCGCGATCGGCGTGATGGGCGTCAGGCGCGGGCCTTCGGGGACAACGGTTAGCGTCGGCGGCGCGTGCAGGGGAATTTGGCAGCGCGTTTCTCCGATGCGGAAAGTGCGGATGCGGTCGACGTCGATGCTCGACGTGCTCGGCAGATTGCGAATAGTGAGCGTGTCTCCCGCCCGCGCAAAAAAGAGCGGCCAGCGCGTTCCTGAGGCGTCGTACAGCGCAGTGAAGGCGACGTTGGCCGCCATGGGCGGGTTCTTGTGGTCGTCCAGGAAGGCGTCGCGCACCGTCTCCGCGCGCGCCAATGTCTGCGTATCGAAACTAATGGCCGCCCGCCGCGTCAGGCCGTAGCGGTCAATCGCGGGCTGGTCATTGGCCGTCGCCGTGACCAGGCGCGTCCCGACCGCTGATCGGTAGACGACGTAGGCGCTATTCCAGAGCGTTTCTAGCGTGCGGTCAAGTTGCAGCGCCGCCACGTCCACGTACCAGGCGCGGTTGTTGTCTCCGCGCGGGCGGAAATGCAATACTTTATCTTCCCACACTCCGACTTCCCACAATCGCGGCGGCGTCTGATTATCGCCATACTTCACCAGGCGCGTCAGGGCCTGACTTGCCGGAACGTCTTCAAACACTTCGGCCACCGTCAGGCCATTGTCCTGTATCAGCGCCGTATTGCTCGACATGAACGAGTTGACGGCGTTCACGTCGCTGACAATATCCTGCACCATCTGGCGGATGGTGCGGCTGGGCCAGGTGCGGTTGAGCGGCACTTCCTGGTAGCCGCGCCAATAGCCATAAGCGCCGAGTTGAACGCCATTGGTTGTGATGGAAACATCTTCCAGGCGGCCTTCCCAGACTAGCGCGCCGGCGTAGTGCGCGGTGACGGTCGGCAGGCCGGGGCGGTCGTAAATATAAAATGATTCGTCCAACGACAGGGGGATAAACGCTTGTAGAGCGGCAAATCCGAAAGGCCCAGTTGAGAGTTGGACTCCCTGCCAGCGGTGCAGCGGCGTCAGCAGCTGCTCAATCGGAGTCGTGACGGAAATAGATAGACCGGGCATCGTCATTCGGGCGTTAAATAAGAGAGGTAACGGTCAGCGACTATAGTTCCCGCCAAAGCCGCGCCCCCATTATTTTGCCTCCATGCACTGTCATGCGTGCCGCACCAAACAGCATAAATAGTAGCGGCCTGCGTCAGTAGAAATAGATCGCCATGGTAGCCCATTGGCAAAACGTTCCCAATTGAATCCCGAAATTCAAGTAGCGGATGATATGTTTCTCCATCATCTAAAAGCGGATTGATTGTATAAGAATTGCTGTTACTAATCGAACTGCCAGTCACGTCGCTACTTTGAAAAACTTCAATAACCTGTGAACGGTCAGTATAATCTACTAGGACGATTGTATCCATCGACATTTGATCGCCTGAGGCTGAGGCCGTGATAAGAGCCGCCAAAGATTGGAGCGCCCCCCGCAAGGGGGCTATCCCAACAAAAGCCCATTGCGTTGAGGTCGAGGGGCGTAACAGGTACAGCGGTGTATAAGTCGTCTGATTGATTCCTACAGCTGAAGAGCGAAAACCGAAGCGCACTTTATAAGAAATGCTCGAATGGGTATTGCGCATATTGGCATAAACGGCGACCAATCGCGTCGTGGATGCCAAACTTGTAAACGTCAGGTAGGCAGTTGCTCTTTCGGTCGTGACCGTCGGATTGAATTGCAGAACATTAGTATTGCGCGCAAAAAGTGCGCCCTCAGCCACCGAGCTATAATCTGTGCCAATCAAACTTTCGGCATTGATAATCGCAATGCCGTTCACAACTTCTGATAGAATCAAAAAACCGCGCCGGACATTCAAACCGGCCGCCACACCATTGATTTTCAGTTTAGTGGGGGAGGAATACTTCAGGAGACTGCCGCCCCAAGCCAGCGTATGCAGATCGCCGTTCGTCTGGCTCGTGCTCGTCACGTTCTGCGCCGTCCCCAACGTCCAGAAGCCGCGCCGCGCGAAACTCACGCGCACGCCGACGATCATGAACGTCCCCGCCCCCGTCCCGGCGCGCGAAAAAGCCAACGACAGGTCAATGCAGCTGGCGCGGCCCGCCGGCCGGCCATAGATCGGCGCGCGCAGGTAATTGCTGGTGCTCGACGTCGTCCCGCCCTGCGGCGAATAGCGCAGTTCGACCGGCGCGTCCGACGAGCCGCGATACCAACGGTCGGCCTGCTCCAGGAGCGCCGTCAAGGTCTCCAGATTGTCATAGGCGGCCTGGGCCGTCGCGCCGGTGATGATGAGCGTCAGCTCCTCGGCAAGCGGCAAATAGGGCTCACCCAGGGCCGCGCGGCTCTCGCCGCCGACCTGCGGTGCCCATTGAGCGGGTTCTAAAATATAATTTGTCCCGCCGCCCGCGCCGTCGGCAATCGTGACCGTCGTCGTTCCGTCACTGATGACCAAATACGGAAAAGTCGCCATCAGTAACCCAGGCGGCGGCGCGCATCCGTCAAGTTCAGGAGCCGCGCCAATTGCTCCTGGACGATAGCCGCCGTGTAGAGCGGGGAACGGACTTCGTAGATGTTGAAAACGATGGTCGTCTCGCCGGTGGCGGGCAAGGCCGTCGGCGTGCCGACGGTCACGGGTTCGCCCGGCGTCGCCAGGAATTGGACGAGCTGACTGTCCGGCCCGCCCGACCCCGGAACGACGAAACTCCCGCCATGCTGAAAAGCGCCGCTCGTGGGCGTGACTTCCGCTTCGCCGGGCGTGACCTCCGTGCCTTCGGCTGCGGCAATGGCTTCTTCCGTCTCGAAAATATCGCGGTGGACGGTCGTGATCGTCACGCGCTTGCTGCGGAGCGCGTCAATCGCCCCGGCCAGGCCGCCGACGAAGTTGCCCGCAAATTCAGCCGCCGCCGCGACTTCTCCGAAGCGGCTTTCCAGTTCGGCCTGCCGCCGCTCGGCTTCGGTCGAGGCCTCGCCCAGGCGAGGCATGTCCGTCTCGTAGAGTTCTTTGAGTTTGGCCTGAAATTCTCCCGCCGTCAGTTCCCCGCGCTGATAGGCATCGGCGATGGCTTGCAGTTCACGCTCTTTCTGTTCGTCGGTCGCAAAAGACGTTCCCAGGAATGTATCCACGGCCACCAAAGCCGCCAGATATTCCTGGCCTTCGATGCCCGCCTGGTCGAGCGCCTGGATGACGTCGTTGCCCACGCCCGACGCCCAACCTTGCTGCCGCGATTGCAGGTCGGCCAGCGCCCGCTCGGCGTCGGTCGTGGCCGTCTCGTATTCGCGCGTCTGCGTCTCGGAAGCGTCGGTAACGTCCGCTGATTCTTCGAGCGCCGTCGTCGTCGCCTGCAGCTGTCGCTCGTGCGCGTCCAGGGCCGACGTCGTATCCGCCTCGGCCAGGCGGCTGGCTTCGGTCGCCGCCAGCCACTGCCGGGCGGCGCTGGTATTGGCGTCCAGCGCGCCGACGCCTTCCTGAAAGCGCAGAGCCAGAATTTTGGCGACGGCCTGCAGTTGCCAGGCGCTGGTATTGGCCTGCTGCCAAATCTGAGACGCCTGCTGCGTGGCCGGCACGACCGCCGTTGCGGTCATGTTCGCCAGCTGCGTCAAAACCGGGATGAGCTCCGCGCCAATGGTGACTTTGGCCGCCGTCAGCGCGTCATTGAGACTATCCTGCGCCATCTCGTACTGGCGCGCGGAAGCGACCGCTGGCCCGGACAGAACCAGTCCGGAGTCGAGCGCGGCGCTGCCCATGGCGCGCAGTTCAGTTGTAGAAAGTTCCAGGAGTTTCTGCATCTCGGGCCCAGCGCGCGCGCCGAATTTTTCGGCAACAAACTGCGAGCGCTCGACCGGCCCGGGCAGGGCCTGGTATTCGGCGGAAAGTTGTTCGAGCGTCTCCAGGTTGAGCGATAAGCCTTCGCGCGTCAGGGTTTTGCTCGCCGTTTTGAGCGTATCGTAGGAGACCGTCAGATCGTCCGCGACCTGAATGAGCGCTCCAGCTTCTTCGGCGGTCGAGCCGCTGGTGCGCGCCAGGTCGCGCTGTTGGCGCGCGAGTTCCAGCGTGGGCGTCACGGTCGCGTCAATGGCCTGACCCGCCAAACGAAAAGCCTGGCTCGCCAAATCAATCCCGGACTTGAGATCGGTCAGGGACAAGCCCAGGCCGCCAAAACCGCCGCGCGCTTTTTCGCTCGTCTGCTGCGCCGTCCCCAACTTGGCGTCCACCTGATTGAGCGCGTGAATGACTTCTTCTACGCGCGATTCGCCTTCCAGGACAAAGCGGGCCATGTTAATATTGCAGGTAAGGAACAAGTTGGGGATGGTCGAATTTCCAGCGCGCCTTCGCGCCCGCGGGCGCGCGTTCGTATTCCGAGATGGCCTGATAAACCTTCTGCGCCGCGTCCAGGGTGAGCATCAGGCGGTGCGGCTGGTCACGCAGCCCGCCGGCTTCGGGCAGGCCCAGGCCGCGCGCCATCTGCGCCGCATAGCGCAGTTCGGCGGTCAGTTCGCCGCGTCCGCGCGCGCAGGCGGCGGCGGCGGCCAGTCTTTTGGGTCAACGGTCGTCGCCTCGTCGTAGAGTTTTTCGATGAGTTGGCTGTACCAACGTACTTGACGCGCGGGCAGATCGGGAATGGCCGCCGCCGCCAAGACCGGCTCGGCGAACCAACCCGCCTGCGCCGCGGCGCGCACGAGCTTCCCGGCTTTATCACTGACGCCGTTCTGCGCCTGGTAAGCCGCGGTGAAACCTTCGATGGCGCGCTGCGTCAGCGTTTCAGCGTCAAAGACGAAACGCACTTTGCCGAATTTTTTGTGTTCGTATTCCGTCATGGCAGGGCGCTTACCTGATTGATGCTGTTGATCTTGAGATATTGTGCAAATGCGCCGGTGTCATAGAGCGCGTCCAAATCCAGGTCAAGCGTCGCTACGCCGTCCCGATCCAGGAACGGCTCAGGCGCGGCGCTGGCCTGGCCCGCGAAATCAAAACGCAGTTGATAGTTGGCGGTGCTATCGAAACTTAAGCGCACCAGACGGCGGTAAATGGCAGGCGCGGCGGCCAGGATCAAATCTTCGTAGGCTTTGCTGGTCGCGTTGAATTCAAGCGACATCTTCAAATGGGCGGCAATGCGCGGCTGGTCGTAAGCGCCGGGGACGAGTGAGCCGATATAGCCTTTGAGCGGGCGGGCGTGCGTCAGGCGCAGTTCAAAGGCCCAGGCCGTCAGCGTGACCGCCGTCGCGCCGATCGTGCCGCCGAAGGCGTCAATGAAAACCGAGCCGTGCGCGCCCATAGCGATGTTCACCGCTCGGTCGGACAACGCCGCGGTCGTGCCGGTATCGACCTGCTGCCCGACGAGCGACGCGGTAAAGCGCAGGGGCGCGGCGAAACCGCCGCTGATCGTCAATTCCTTGAGCAGCCCCCCTTGCAGACGGTAAGCGCCGGCCGCGTCACCATGGACGACGGTCAGCACGCGCGGCGCGGGCGCGGTCGCCAGCGGCCCCGTGTAGGCGCGCGTGTAGGGCCCAGCACCGGAGGGCGTCGCCTGCCCTAAAAAGTTATCCAACAGATAGTCGACATCTTCATACAGCACCAACCCGCTGAGTGTCCCCGCGCCTTCGACTTTCTCTAGTTCACCCAGATAGGCCGGTGCCAGCGAGCCGCGAATGTCCTGATAGGTGGCGGACTGATAGACCGGGGATAGACGCGAAGCCGGATCGATCCCCATCAGGCGCGCGGTGGGCGTGATCGGCGTGCCCCAGGTGACTTCCGTGCCGACTTGCCATTGTAAGAGGTCTTTAACGCTCATTCGGTCTTATCCTTGCGCGTTCGGCGGGGAGGACTGCCTAACGCTGGTTCTGGCTCAGGTTGATCCGCCTGGTACAGACCTAGCGCCAACGCCAACGCGCGCAGTTCTTCCGGCAGGCTGGCCCATTCCGCGTCGGTCAGATCGCACGCGGGAAGGCCGCCGATAAATTCTCCGGCTTTCGCCGTATAGCGTATCATGTCGAATAAAACTCCTGTACCTGCACGACGACCAGCACGCCCCAGAAACGCACGCCGGATTGAGCCGGATACTCGTACAGGCCAATGACGCTTCGAAAACCGACGACGTGGGCTTGCGCTTGTCCCGCGCCGCGCCAGCCGCGCAGCATGGCCAGATAGTTATCCTGATACACCGTCAGATCGCGCTCGTACTGCGCCCGGCCCGTGCCCTGCGCCTGCGTCGTCCACAACATCAGGTCGCTGATCTGGAATGTGCTTTCGAGTAGTGTCCCCAGCGCAGAAAAACTGCCTTCGGTCCCACGTCCTTCTTCGCTCCCGGACAGGAACAAACGGCAGGGACACAGCGCCGTCGGCACGGCGTTGGGCAGGCCGTCCAAATGCTTGACCGTTGGCACGACCTGGCCCGAGGCCACCGGCTGCGCGGCCAGCGAGTTCAGGATGGCGATCAGACTCATGTCCGGCGTTCACGGTACGGACGCAAAAGCGCCATCACGTCGTTGGGAATAGCCATCGGCAAAATGACTGCGCCGTCGCTGGTCAAGAGCGGTCGGTCGACGTCGGCGGAACTATCTTTCTGGCGGTAGAGCCACACCGCCAGGCGCAGCGCCGCCTGTTTGATCGCGTCGTTCGGCGTCAGCGACAAACCCCATTTCCCGGCCAGACTAATAGCGTTTTCCGGGCTGGTCGTGTACGTCCAGGCAGTGGTCGAGGCGCTCTTGAGCCGGACTGCGTAGAAGGGCGTATAGTTCACCGGTTCGGTCACATATTCGCTCGCCGCGATCACTGCGCCGTCGCCGTTAGTCAAGGTAGTGACGGCCAGGCACGGATAATCCAACTTGAGCCGCCGCCCGCGAATATCGCCCACGGCGTCAAAAGAGCGCGTCGTATCGGCTAGGACTTCAAACAGACCGTTGGCCCCGGCCGGGCTTTCGATGAACGCCTGCGCGCGCGTCGAGCAGGCGGTCAGGAGCGCGTCGTCGGTGTCGTGGGCGATGACGCCCCCGGCCATGAGATAGGTTTTTATATCTGCCAACGCCAGATAGGTCATCAGCTTTAGGCCGCGGCATCCGTCGCCAGCGCCAGGACGGTGATCGAGCCGCTGGTATAGGCCGAAATGCGCGCGCGGAACTGGCCGAAACCGGAGACCGCCGCGGCCAACAGCCCCGGCGCGGTCGCGGTCGTCACCGCCGCGCCGCCGCCGGCCGGCGTCAGCGCCAGGGCGACCCAGGTTGAGCCGTCAATCGTCGCCTCGAACGTCACCGTGCCGACGAAAGTGCCCGTCACTTGCAGGCCCAGGCGGGCGCGGCCCGTGACGTTCAGAGCCGCGCCGTCACCAATGGCGACCGCCGCATTTTGGAGCTTGAGCGAATCGCTGGATTGCGCCATCAGTTACTCCGAGTAGGGCACGTACTCGACCACGATACTGGCCGTGCCGGTCTGCGTGATAGCGACGCCCGTATGCCGTGCGAACAACTTCGTATTCGGCGGCAGGCTGTCCAGGACGAGCGCGCCCTCGGTCACGTCGCCCACGGACTTGGAGTTGACGTAGGCCGTGGCGGCCACGATCTGCGCGCCGCCCACGGCTGTCCCCAGGCGGTAGTTCCCGGCGGCGACGGTTGCCGTCGCTTCGCCGTAGATGCAGTAAACGCGCGTAATCCGACACCCACGCGGCCCGCTGTCGAAAAGCGGCTCGTCGACCGTCGTCCCCGCGCCGTTGTCGATGTTGAAGAATTGGCTGCGGAGGACGGCGGCGCTCTGTTGATAGGTATCTTTTGCCATGTATACTCCTATTCCAGCATGAGACTCTTAAGCGATGGTTGGCTAAAGACTAAGCGCCTTAAACCAAAACATTAAATGCAATCGCTGAACCTTCAGTATCGCGCTGCACCAGCCCCAGACGCGCGGTGGCAATGATTTGCTGCGCGTCGCTGCCCGGAATGTCCTGGAGTTTCATGCCCATATGTCGTTTCCAGCCCGCCAACCATTGATCCCAACGCACGCCCAGGATCGCGCCGCGCGTGTTGTTGGCCGGAGTCGTGATGTCAACTTTCCCGGCGATGTTCGCCTTGCGCACCGCCGATTTGTAGTGCATGAAATAGGACGTGTAGACCTTGTAGCCCCATATGCCTTTGAACATACCGTTTTCGAGCGTGGCATTGGTGAACACGTCGCGCGTTTTGACGCTGACGAGCGTCTGGACTTTCCAGGTCACGTTCGGGTCCTGAATGAAATCCACTTTGGCCGCATCCGCGCCGACCAAGCCAGCGGTGCCCATCAGCTTCAGGATTTCCAGGTAGACGGTGTCGACCAACGTCGCGGCGGCGTCGTAGGAATTCGCGACCGTCGTCACCAACGGCGACTTGCGTAGGCCATTGAAGGTCAGGTACAAATCCTGCTTGGTGCCCGTCGAGGTCGGCGTGCCGCCAATGTGGTTGATGTTGACCGTCGCGCCCGTGGCCGTGTCGCCGTCGATGATCAGATGCTCCATCTGTTCAGCGAAACTGCGCTCGGTCTGGGCGCGCACCTGCTCAACCCAGGGGATGATGGAGTCCTCGTTCATCTCACCGGAGTACGCCACGCGCGCGCCGACCTTGCCCAGCGGCAGGTTCAAATTGCCGGTGGCGATTTTGGAATCGCCAATGGTCGCATCCGGCAGTCCGGTCGTCGCGTTCAAATCGGTCGTCTGACCGATGCGATACCAGGTCGGGTCAGCGCCTTCCAGGGGAATGGTGAAGGTGTCGCCCGGCCCGGTGAATTCCTTCGCCGGAAGTTTGTCCAACACAAACGACAGGGCGCGCACCTGCAGCCATAGCTCCGTGCTCCAGACGGTGGGCACAAATTCGTCGCCAAAACCGGCCTGAGTGGTGTAGTTCAGTTCGTTGGCCTTGACCGCATCCAGGAAATCGGCTGGAACAATGTCCAGCGCCTTGAGCGCGTTGCGGCCCTGCTCGCCGACGTCCGTTTTGTCTTCAGCGACCTTGATGCCCAGCGCCTTGAGCGCCGCCGCCGGGATTCCCGAACCTCCGCCTTTGCGCCCCGCCGCGCCGAGCATGGCGCACAGGAACGCTTGATCGCCCGCCTTCAGACCATCGTATTTGCGGGTGTCCGAGAAATGCGCCTGAGCGGGCGCCTCACCGCCCAACGGCAGCCGGCGCGCTTTGGCGGCCTGGGCTTCCCAAAGTTGGCGTTCGGCGGCGACAGCCGCCTTGAGCTGTTCGGCGTCGGCCTGGCGCTTTTGTTCAACAGCGGCCTGCGCTTCACGGTCGGCTTTGAGCGCCGCCGCTACCAATTCTTGCACTTTGTGTTCGTCCATGTCGAATTCTCCATGATGAAAATCGTCGCCGTTCTCGTCCGCCGCCGCGTTCGCGCGTCCGGGCGCGCCTGGGAACGCCGCCTGTGGCAGAGTGAGTCCGGCTTCGTCGTATATGGCTTTCAGGGCCGGCCGCGCCACGCTCCACGGGTTGGCCGGTTTGCGGTCGGGCGCATAGTCCCAGGCCGCGATCTCGATGATGGGCCAATAGGCGAGATGCCCATCGGCCTCTTTGCGCCGCAAATGAACGGCGGTCGCGGGCGAGGCCACGGCCTCACCCTTGAGCGCCGCCGCATAAGTGCGCTCGGCATAAGCGTTCCCCGCTCTGAGTTGCGCCGTCAGGTAGTGGCCGTCAGCTCGGTTTTCGCGCTTGAGCGTTTTACCGATGAAGATCGGTTTGCCTTGCGGCTGGCCGTTCTCGTTGAAACCGTGATAATACGTAACCGGCGGCGTCGGGTAATGCTCCTCGTCCAGGTCAGTGCGCGCCGAGAAATACTCTCCCTGCGCGTCTCGACCGGCGAAGGGCCCGCCATAAGCGACTTTGATTTCCAATCTCAAGTCCGCCAGGGCTTTGATGGAAACTTCGGCGGCGTATTCGGTGATCGAGTCGCCTAAGTCCAGCGCCCCGGCTTTGAGCGGGGCCGCGACGGGCGTTTCGGCGATTTCCGCGCCGAGTTCGGCCATATCTACTTTCAACTCATCGGCGCGCTCATGCCAGCGGGTGATGATGGCGCGGTCAGTCACATTGTGGCGCGCGCCGGCTTTGCTGGCGACAACGATATCAGCCCACCATTTCAGCGCCTCGTCCAGCGACTTTCCTTCCACGACGGAGCGATAGCAAATGGCGATGGCATTCTGCTTTTCCAGACCGGGCTGCTTCGCCACGACTTGCTCGACGCACCGATCCATTAAAGGCCACAAAGATTCGTCCCGGATATTTAAGTACGGCACTTAATTTTATTTCCTGAAAGATTGCATAAACAAAACGCCCGCCGCGACTCCCTTGCGGGAGCAGCGACGGGCGGCGAAACTCGCGGGCCGTCAGGCTAGATTGATCGAACTAATCCTACTACGTTTCGGGTTGCGGCGCAAGTTTCTCTTTCTTTACCCATTCTAACCCAACGAATTGATACTCGCAGCCGCAATCCAGAAGCATCCAGTTGGGAAGCGTCGCCATGATGCGCCGGGTCTGCTGATGCTGAAGACAGGTATAATCCAGCTGAGCGGGCCGAGCGTCTGTTTCGGCCAATGCGCGAATGATCGCATTTTCCTCGCGCGGCAGGAAATCATGCCAGGCCAGCCCGTAGCGCGCCATCAATGCACGCATAATCATAATTAGCCCGCGCCGGACTTGAGACTGGAATTCAACATCAGTCATGTGAAGATGCAGGGGGAGAACATTTTTCGAAAATAGGCTTTAATTGCGGCAGACACCATTCATCAAACCAGACATAGGGCGCATTGTCGTCAAAAAGGGTTTCAGGAAATGAAGCGTGCTCAAAGCCCAGATAAATTGTTGGCGGAGAAGTTTTATAACTGAGACCAACCAAATTGGCTTCGGCTGGCAAACCCTCTTTGACAAGATAGATGGATTGCAATCCGTTGGTCAAAAAAGATTGTACCAATTCTCCACTGATGATTACTGTAACCCAATGCACAGCTTTTATCATAGCCCAATGCCCTCCTGCCGCAGCACGTCGCTCAGTTCGGCGTCCATCTCCGCCGACAAGGGCGCAAGTTCGGCCTCGACCGCGCGGGCGATGAGCGGCCAACGTCCGCGATGGATGCCGGCCTGCCCGCTGGCGTCGGCATAGCCGCCGACCAGGGCCGTGTAATCCTGCCCGCGCGGGCTGATGGCCCGGCCTTCGAGCCGCACCGTCAGGCCGCTTTCTACGATATCGAAGGCGCGCCCATACGTCCCCGTGCGCGCGTAGCCGCTCTGCGGCGGCGGCGGCACGCTATAGCCCGAATAAGCGCCGCGCGGATAATCGCCGGTCGCCGTGCGTCGTCCGCGTTCCAACGCCCGCCGCAGGTGGCGCTTCCCGATGCCCAGCAGGGCTTTGGCGAAAGTGCGGACGCCGCGCTGGATGTTGTCCAGGCCGGTGATCTTGACCGAGATTTGGACGGCCATGTTAGGCAATCACCAATTCGCCAACGCGGTTGTAAAAACTGTGATGGCAATTTTCCCACCGCCCGCAGCCGTAGTTCGCGTTACCATTACGGGTAAGCAACCCGCGTTTTTCCCACCAGCTTAATCTGTGCGCGTTTTCTCGTCCTTTGAACTCCTGACATTCTTCGCAGGACTCCACGCCGTCGTCGCCGTCAAGATAAATTATCGGATCCCCCTGCGCTTTGGCCTCGCCCAGTTGCCCCAAGCCGCGCAGGGAAG